TCAAGCAATGGGGCGAGTTCGACGAATACCAAAAGCGAGTTGGCAAGAAGGCCGCAGGCCGATTGCTGGACGGAGAAACACACGATGGATCGCCGATGTTGTTTGCGTTTTGAATAGACGAACCGTTTTGAGGCCGGATGTTTTTACAGCTTTAGGAGTCAATGATGTCGATGTCAATTACCGTAGACGATACAGAATATCGCATCCATGGGCTGATCGTCCATCAATTAAAGAATGCAAAAAATGCGGCTCAAATCGAGAGTGCGTTTGAATCTGCGGCAGGTCATGTCGCCAAGCAGCACCGCCATAAAATGTATAAACTGTTGGAGGCCGGCGAATTTTACTACAGGCCAGAAAACACTCACAACTGGAGGAGTTATCTCGTTGCGATGAGGATATCTCAAATGCAAGTACGTGATCGGCTTGAAATCGAGTTGGCCAATCAGAAAGTTGAATACGAGAGGATTTACAAATTAGTCACGGATGGCAAATCACCGATGTACGATCTCGACTTTGTTCGAGGCGTGATATGTGGATTAGAGATTTCGCTCGATATTGAAAGTGAGAATGTAAATGAGTAATGCGATTGACATCACTGGACTAGACAAGGCTGAAGTACTGGCTGCGCTGTTTAACGCAAGTGAACAGCAAGGGATGGGGCTTTTACAAATTGCCGGTGTACTGCCGATGACCGTCGAAGATGCTAAGGGTTGCATCGCTGATGGTGATCTCGACTGGGATTATTTGCATGGTCGAGTCATGAAGGTGGATTTGTCGGAAGACATTCTTCGGGTCGGACTGTACGATCGCGACAACGGCCAAGGCGCAGCGGCAAAGGCACTGGAGCCACTGCTGCTGATTAGAGATAGTTGCGATAAGGAGAATGCAAATGGAACTACGTGAGCGGCTGGAAAAGCAATTAGCACAACAGAAGGATGAATACGAGAGGATTTACAAATTAGTCACGGATGGCAAATCACCTATGTTCCATCTAGACTTCGCAAGAGGCGTGATTCGTGGAATAGAGATTTCGCTTTTTCAAGAAGAGGTACACACAGTATTTGACAAGGAGGTGGTCAATGGTTGATATTTTTGCGGTCATCGCGGTGGCTGTTGGATGCTTGCTGTTCGGGACGCTGTGCTGTTACCTCATTTGCGATCCTGATGATCAGGACGAAGAGGTGAAGTAATGTTTGTATGCATTACTGTAAGTGATTTCGAAGATATTCAGAAAGCTGGCATGCGTGCTTACCCGATGTTTGGAACAACAAATTGGTGCGGGACAATTAATGGAATGCCTGCGATAACTCTATCATACTGGAGCGGTGCAACAGTCTGCTGGTTCGATGATGGAGTGTGGTACAAGTCCACGTCGTTCCGAAGCCTGCGAGCATTGCACGATAGGCTTGGGGTTTTTTTCACATGAAAGTAATTGAGGGAACTCTTGAGACGCTGGAAGAATATCTAATCCATTTAATCCAAGCAAAGCATCGCGGTAAAACACTGCGTTCGTTTTTCTGCGACAAATGCGGCAAACAGGCCGCATACGAATTAGATGAAGCGCCAATGGTAATGTGTCCATGCGGAACACTGGCATGCTTAGGCAGACCAGAGTATCGGTGCTTACCTTGTGCATGCGGAATTCTTTTTGCGACAGACTATTGTGTTCGATTGCGTCTAGTGCGATGTCCATGTGGAGAAGTAAGGTGCATAAATGAGCGACCCAAAGCAGTTAATAAGTAACGCTATTCGCTGGATGGATAGCGTCAGTCCTGAGGAATTACCAAACGACAATGTGTTGATAATCAACGCACTTGCAAAACTGCAAAGCATACCAGATGCAAATACGCAGATGATGTTTTTCGAAATTGCACAGAGACTTATGCGGCGGAATGCAGAGCTTGCAAGTATTTATGCGGCATGGAAGGATACGACAGGGGAAGAGTTCAGGGAAGTGTTTCAAATGATGGACAAGGAAAGAATGAACAAATAACAACTTGGAGGATGATTGGAGTGAATAAGCCATGACTTGGGTGAAAGCACCAGATTTTTTCTACGACATTGGATTTGCAGTTTTCGTAGTGGATCTCAGGAAGATTATGATCGAAGGTTTGTGTGTTGACGAAGTGTTCAAGGATGATCCTGAATCAATTAAAGACAGGATGTCGATGCTTCTCAAGAAGTACTATCCGTCGCTTGTTGATTTTCAGATTATGCAAATTCAGTGGTTGGTAATAGAGCAAGTGTTTGCTGTTTTGGTTACACACCCATCGCTTCCGTCGAATTTGAATGGCCAGTGCCCGACGAAGATTCAAATGGGCGATGTGTACTAGATACTGATTCTTATCCGCGTTCTGCGAACGCCATCAATACTTATAGCGTCAACTTAAGAAAGAATAGAACATGAGTGAACAGAGTACATTAGAACTCCCTGAAGTCGATCAATCTTCAAGCACCAATGGAAGTACCGCTAAGCGCAAGACTCTGAGTCTTGGAGATCGCCTAAGGGTTATCGATTATCTTCGAGGCTTAGTTGAGCCAATCGTCGCGGACTCGAACGTAGCAGCCGCCGCCATCGTAAGCGCTGCCGTCAAGTTTGAAATCAACTGGCCGCAACTGAAGTACATGATCGACGATGTGACATTGGAAGAATGGAAACTTGTAAGTAAGGTCCATATCAGATCGTCAGAGTCGCTTAGTCCGATTCAAGACGCAATCGATCGCATTGTGTCTCTGGAAAAGCGGGTAGACGAACTTGAGAGGGCAGTTGTCGTGGTGGGCTAGACTTGTCAGACAGAATTTGTTTGGTATGATGCTTGGGACCAGCTTATGTTTAGCCTTAGTGATATCTGTCTTGGTTGTGGCCAACTGAGGACGGAATGCTCATGCAAAAGCAAGAAGTCGAAGCACAAAAATGTCCGAACTGAGTTGGATGGGATTACCTACGACAGTGCTAAAGAAGCTAATCGAGCAGCAGAGTTGAAGATCGTCGCACTTGCAAAGCAGATCGATGATTTGAGGACTCAAGTTCCATTCAAGTTGATTGTTAATGAACAGACGGTTTGCACTTACGTCGCTGATTTTGTTTACCTTGATCTGGTGACTGGCAATGTGGTTGTTGAGGACGTGAAGTCTGACCACACGAGGAAACTGCCAGTTTATCGGATCAAGAAGAAGCTCATGAAAGCGTGTCTTGGAATAGAGATCGTGGAGGTCTAAGTGGTTATTGAAATTAAACGTGGTCCATGCTCAAGCTGCCCTTATCGTAAAGACGTTCCGAGTGGCGTGTGGGAGGCAGAAGAGTACGACAAGCTGTCTGCGTATGACGGCGACATCATGTACCAACCAGCACGGTGGTTCATGTGCCACAACCAGGACAACAGTCTGTGCCGAGGGTGGCTCGATTGCCACGGTGAAGAATTGTTGGGCGTCAGGCTTGCGCTCGCAAAGGGTGAGTTGGATATAGATGAATACAAGAAGGCCATGGCGGAAGATCCACTGGTTCCTGTATTTCAGAGTGGGGCTGCCGCTGCCAAGCACGGCAAGAAGAAAGTAAAGAAGCCGACTACCGAAGCGCAGAAGCAGGTTGCTAAAATCTTAGAGAATCGCAGAAAGAACGCAGCGATTCGGGCTAAGTTGAAGATCTTAGAGACTCGCAGAAAAGAACTGGAAGGGCGTACGACATGACCATCCACCCTGAAAGCCTTGACGATATTTCAGCAATCGAACGAATGAACACAGAGGGAGGAAATGCAATCATGGGAATGAATTTATCTGTATATGTCGGGCCATATTTTATCATTGCCAAGGAAAGTTGTTTTCGATGGATGGATTGGGAAAACGTATTGTGCGACGGGCGAGGTGAAGCTGGAGTTGACGAATCAGATTTGATACTAATTCCTAACCGGAAGCTGGATGGCGTCGAGCGACCAATGCACATCGACGGCGAGCAAGGCACGATCCAGATTAACCCAGCAATGATAGTTAAGGAGACAGCGGCATTCGTTCGACTAGCCGATGAAGTCATCCGGCATTGCGACGACAGGCTCATTGAAATTAGGGAAGCGTGGGGCGTCGTTCCGTGTTGGTCTTAGATTTTGAGAGGAAGAACCATGAGCGAAAGCAAAGACACGACAAATGATTGTCAGTCGCGCGCGAGATCGCCCGACGAAATAGCATTGTCAATACAGGTTTTGAATCATGAACTTGCACTCGGAAGTGCGATGCACGTTGTCGATATGCTTGTTGGCAATCCGTACTTCAAGGATCGTCGCGAAGAACTAATCAACACGATTGCTCAAGTGATTTCTCTTGCATAAAACCGTAAACAACGTAAACGGTTCTATTTCCTACTTCAACGAGACCCTAGTGGGCTACTCTCGGTAGGCTTTAATTCCCGGTCAAGCACCGGTATTTGGTTTCTAATGTTATACGCAAACAACTCTACGCCGTCAATCGCTTACGCTGTTTACGTTTTAATCAAACTGTTACTCACTATCGAATGTCAGGGAATAGGTAAAAAACGACCTTCGTTGACGTACTGGCCAGTGGCATGCTAAGATTTAAGGTGCAAAGTGGACTGTAACCTAAATATCTGTAACCTAAATATCTGGAGTTGTTGAACATGGGAAATAGCGCCATCGGTGGAATCACAAGAAGTCGCCTTAAATCTGCCGTTACCAAAACTGGGGCGGATGATTTGGTAAACGCAATTCATTCCCGACTGATCTGCGAAGAGGTGACATTCGCGGAATCGGGTGTCGAAGGGGTTTACACCGGATCGGTTAGCGTTCCCGCACTCGCCACCATTATGGACATTATCGTAAACGGCGTCGTGCTTTGGGGGGCTGGGACTTCGGCAACCATGAAGGTTGGTGATGCGGCAGACGACGATGGCTACTTTACCGCAGTGAACCTGAAGGCGACTGACTTGCTGGCTGCCGAGTCGATCAACTTCGCTTTTGCTGGTGGTAAGGCCGGTGCCTACATCGCCAACAGCCAAGTCTCTCCGCGTTATTCGGCAACTGCTCGGGTTATCAGCGGCGTCGTCACGACAGTTGGAACGACTTCAAGTGTAGGCCGAACTCGCATGACGGTTTACTACAGCTTGCCTAAAGTCACTGCCGCCACGAAGGTTTAGGAATTGGTTGGCAAGACGTTCTCCTAGACGTTTCGCAAGATACGTCGAGAGTTGGCCACCTCCAGGCCGACAGTGAGCATCTAGGTAACAATGAGAGTATCAAGGTGCTCGCAGAAGGCCGAAAACAGGCGGGGATAAACAGGGTAAATCCTGACGGCCCCCGCAGTGAACAATCGAACGAATGATCACTGAGGGTGGAGGTGCAATAATGATCGCAATTGAAAACCAAACGATGATTCCGGAGCCTGTGGTTGCGGATGATTGGCTGACTCAGTGGTTCCTCGAAAGGGCAACCGATCGTCTTGCAGAGATGTCTTGTGATGCATTCACTGTCGGTTCTTGTTCGGATCACGAATTGTGCGTCACCGAATTTTGTGCTGTGTGCGCAGCCAAAGAGTTGAAGTTACTTAGGGAGTGATTCATGGCAGTGCTGTCTGGAATAACCGCCGTCCGTCCAACGACTTCAACCGGCGCACCTGAACGAGTTCAGTGGGGTGCGACGGTTACAGCAGGGCAACCCGTCTATAGGGCAGCAGACAGCAAGTGCTCGCCTGCCGACGCCGATCTCAGCTTGGCTGCATCAGAAGTAATTGGGATGGCGATGACGGGTGGTGCAAACCTCGACTATGGTTACATTCTCAAGACAGGGAACGTAATTCTTGTCGGGGCTGTGATGACGCCTGGAGTCGCCTACTACGTTGGCCCAACAGTTGGCACGATAGTTCCAGCAGGTGCCGACTTAACGACGGGCTGCAATGTGACTCGGTTATTCACTTCGGTGTCTGCAACCGAAGCCAAGATGTCAATCGAGGCAACCGGAGCTGTTGTCTAGTTCGCGACTTGACATACTCACTAAGAGTTGTAGAATACCAGCACTGTGACGGCAGTATAAAAAACCAATCGCGGGCAACCGCGCTGTACTCCCTGCTCGTCACCGTCAATGATGAGCAGGGTTTTTTCGTAGGCAAAACCATGGCAATGCGCACTGTTTCGATTCCCATCGCTGAGTGCATTTCGAACACCAAAACCGAGCTTTACGCGGCATTGCAAAAATCACTTGACGCCTCTCGCGTGGTCGCTAATATCGCTGCTACAGAATGCTTGCGGCAAGATAATTTGCAGATGGAAAAGTGCCCTAAAATCTACACTTACCCGGCGTGCAAAGGCTTATTCGAAGGTGTCTCATTTATGGTCTCTTCGGTTTGCCGCGCTGTGGAATCGGCGTATAAGAAAAAGCGGTGGAGAATGATCCGAGGCATGGAAGCAAGCCGTAGCTATCGGTCGCAGCCTTGGCCGATGCTCAATAATAAATCATGCTCTACATTCACAATCGATGATGAAGGAGAGTTTCTGACGTGTCGCATTAAGCTACTGGACGATTGGTTCGTAGTCCGGTTAGCCGGTGGAGTTAGCCATCGCGATCAAATTAAAGGCTTGCGAAGGGCGATTGCAAGTGATGGAGTCTGCGATTCTAAGTTGTGGATCGATCGAAAAAACAAGGCGATTATTGGCTTTTCTTGCGACGTAGCTGTTGCCGAGAACAAGCAGAAGCCTGATTGTGAAGTGCGGATATCTAGCGGAGTTGATTACCTACTTGGACTTACGCAAGATCGCGTTCAATCGCCATGGGTTGTCAACGCAGATGAGGTCATTTTATGGAAGGCTGAATCCACTAGGCGCAACCAACGCTATAGGCAGTCGCGAAAGCAAGGCGTCGATAGGCGACGACTCAAGGAAGAATCTAAAGCATTTGCGGATAAGATGGCAAGAAGGTTGGCGACAAAGATACACACATCGACCAGTCAAATTGTTGACAAGGCTATTAAGATTGGAGCGGCGAGAGTCAAGCTAGACTTAACAATCAAAAGCTTCGCAACTGAATTTCCCTGGTATGATTTGGCTAACAAGATAAAATACAAATGCGAGTCTGCTGGAATCGAAGTCATTGACGCTACGCAAACAGTCGCTCAACCGGACTGCGAAAAGCCGCATGTTTATTTTGCTTACGACTTGCATTCGCATCGGGTAAAAATAGGAAGAACTCAAGGCGGAAAAGATCGTCTAAAAGCATTCTGGACTATGCAGCCAGATTTGATTTTGCTTGCGGTTGACAATCGTGCGCAATCGAGGCTGGTTGCGATGGAAAAACACTATCACGCATATTTCGACAATCATCGCGTGGTAAATCGAGACAAATCAGGTCGCGAGTTATTCGCGGCTGATCCTGTATTGCAATGGTTGCGAGCGGTTGGGTGGCTCGGAAATGCCGGGAACCTCTCGCAGATCATGCAAGTCCTAGACGTGTCGCAAGATACGTCTAGAGTTGGCCACCTCCAGGCCGACAGTGAGCATCTAGGTAACAATGAGAGTATCAAGGTGCTCGCAGAAGGCCGAAAACAGGCGGGGATAAACAGGGTAAATCCTGACGGCCCCCGCAGTGAGCAATCGAACGAATGATCACTGAGGGGCTAACGGAAAGCCGTTTTGTGTACAAGACTTGCTGACCCGCAGTGAGCAATCGAACGAATGAACACTGAGGGCTGCCAAACTTGTCCATTGGCCAATGTGACTACTGAACCCCGCAGTGAGCAATCGAACGAATGAACACTGAGGGGAGACCGTAGTTTAGCGACCGTCCCTCAGTGTTCATCCCGCAGTGAGCAATCGAACGAATGAACACTGAGGGGTGGTGCCAAATCTTTGGGGATGTGTTGTTGGGCGTCCCCGCAGTGAGCAATCGAACGAATGAACACTGAGGGACCCAGGCTGCGTTTGTTTCGCGCGGCATGGATTTCCCCGCAGTGAGCAATCGAACGAATGAACACTGAGGGCGTAAGTTGCCAAAGCTTGTCCGATCTAAGCGTTGCACCCGCAGTGAGCAATCGAACGAATGAACACTGAGGGGAGCAGACCTGACACTTTCCTTTTACCCCCGCCTTCCCGCAGTGAGCAATCGAACGAATGAACACTGAGGGAGGGTCTGACTCGTGAGGTGTGATTATGGTTAGTAGGGATTTAGGGAACGGCTTTCGAGCGGTTCCGCAAAATGCAGTTACGCTCAACGGCATGCCGCTTTCGCAGCTTAATACGATACAAGAGCCTTACAGTGGGTATTGGCATCTGATCGCTCCGAACAACCGAGCGATAGACGACGAGGATGGGCGACCATACTTGTATTTAGACATTGAAGAAGCCAGTAAGGACGCGGAAAAGTTGGCTGCACAGGGAGATTATTCGACGTGCAGGTAGAGTCAGAGAACGATGTTACGGGTCCAAATGATACTTAATAATCCGCAGAGATTCTTCGATAGTTGCCTGAATGGCGCGGCGACTGAAGCGAGTCTTGAACGCAGAGCCATGCCTCATGATAAAAGTATGGTTAGTTTGCTCGGTAGTCTTTTTGATGGATGATCCGCACTTGATGTAGAGAGTGGTAACCAGGACTTGGAAGTCCGTTAGTCCCGATCCGGTTATGAGAGACGTCTCACCATCTAGATCGCTGGCTACTGAGCGATAGTCGATTACCTCGGTGGTGGCTTCCGGCATTGGCGACAGCCGCTTAATGATCCTCGGAATCCGTCGACACTTGCATTTGACAAACGTGGTGAGCTCGCCAGCTTCGGGATCGTAACTTTCGATGTCACTAATGATCTCAACCAAGATCTCTGAGTAAATGTCCTCTCGATCAACTCCGTTTGGAATGTTGGATCTCCCTATCGTTGCGAGAATCCATGGGCGAATGGCTTGAAGTATCGGTGTGATTGCTTCTCTGTCACCGTTTGTATATTGTCTGACAAGGGCAGTGACGGTATGCTTGTCCATAGGGCGTGATGCTAGTTGAATCAATTCGAGGGGCTTCTCAATGGCTTGGTACGTTTACGTTAGGATGAGTCATCGATCTTCGGCGTATTCTGGAATCAGTGAGAATTCACAGATCCTGGCATGCATGGAGTACATTTCGTCCTGCAATGTAGGCGAGCAGATAGGCAAGCACAAGTTCCCAAATGATGTTCCTGATGGCGTCTTTGTTGATCGTGGCAAGAGTGGCTGGTCCAGGAGCATTGATGCTCGTGGCGCTGGCGTCGAGCTACTGAGAGTTCTGAAGCCGGGTGATCATATTGTATTCTACAATGTCGAGCGAGCTTTCCGCCACACTATCAACTGCTTAACTTGGGTTGGCCGATGGCTTGAACAAGGGATTACTCCTCACTTTGCTACTGAGAAGATTGACTTCAGCACCGCCGGGGGCCGGTTTGTTGGAAGCGTTATAGCAGCCGCAGCACAATACTACAGCGACTTGATAAGCGAGAGAACGAAGGAGGCGCTAGCGATCCGCCGCAGTCGCCTTGGGCTCACGGTTAAGACAAAGCTGGTGAAGAATGCACCAAGGATATGCAGCATAAAACAGCACGCGCCACCAGCATCGGAACGAGAACTCGATACTGATATTCCAAAGGCGCTCATTTACAATCGAGTCTCCCATCTCGATCAGAGCATAAGTGGATTGAGCATGGATGCACAGAGAGAAGAGAACCTTAAGCTTGCAAGCAGGATTGGAATCCCAGATGCCGCCGTGTTTGAGGATGAATCGATCTCTGCATTCTCAAAGCCATTTTCTTCGCGGCCTGGAGCTATTCGATTACTCACTGACTTGAAGCGAGGCGATCACGTCATCATCTATCGCGTTGATCGAGCGTTCAGAAATATACGAGACGCTTGCCAGATCGAGAAGCAACTGAGGGATCTAGGAGTAACGCTGCACATTACTCGTGAGGGCATAGACACAAGTAACGAATATGGCCGGATGTTCTTTCAGATCCTGTCCATGTTTGCTGAACTTGAGTCTTCCATGAAGTCCCAGCGGCAAAAGGAGAATGCCAAAGCTCGCCGACATCGAGGAGATTTTCTTGGTAATGTGCCACGGCATCTCAAGGTGATCGGCAGCGGAAGTAATCGGGTAGTTGTTCACGACTATGACGCAATCGTCGACTGCTTCACCGTTGCGCTGTTGATTGACGCAGGGTTCCCTATCGAACAAGCTGCAAGAATTCTTGATACTGACAAAGCTCTGTCATCGAGCTATCTCCGTAAGGGCCGGTTCTATAGAAATAACATACGCCCAGCGATTGCAACACTTCCAAAGGCCGTCTGCCAAGTTCTGATGGAGAGGGCAATTTGTCAGATCAAGTATCCGAATGAACGGACGTGGCGGTTGAACAATGTGGAAAAGTACTCGTATCCGGTTCGCGATATAGAGGATCGTTTAGCCGCAGCCGATATCTCGCCAGAGCTTCGAGACTTGTTACCCAGCCATCTTCAGTTTGCCATCGCTCAAGCTTAACGCGGTGGCCAAACCTGTTGCGTCTTCCAACGGTGCAAAGTCTTTGCACCCTCTTGTATTTCATGCCTAGGACTTCACCCAATCGAAGATTTCCATCTGCATCCATGTTGCTATTTTTCTACCCCATAAGTGGTATGACGCGACACGATGTCGTACCAGGCCCCCGAAAGAGTGGGTCACAGAGTACTCCGTGACGACACAGTGTCGCTGTGCCAAAAGTGTCCACATCGCCCAGTTTTGCTCCATCTTGTTCCAATTTACACCAGTTTCGGTAAGGAGGCAAATGCTCAGTGGAATAATAACCATAGAAGGTTGCACCCACCTCCAATGGCGATTTATTCCAAATGGCAAAAACTCTACAAAACATGATCGAAGAAGGGCAGGCGTCACAAGCGACTGATCCCGCATCGATACCGGCTGTACCGGCACCTGTCATACCAGTTGCAGAAGTCCCTGTTCCCGCCGCTATCCCAGAAGTAGCGGCAGTTCCAGCAGAACCGCTGGCAGTTGAGACAGAGACATCCGAAGTCAAGCCTGCTGCCGATGAAGCGAAGGATGCAAAGTCCTGGCTTCGCGATTTTCTTGAGAAGCACAATAAGCACACCGAAGGAATTCCAGATTCCGAGCTTGAGGCTTATGCAGCGCGTAAGCTCTTTGAAACACCAGCGCCAGTTGCTGCCGTCGTTCAACAGCCAGCATTTGTAAGCACTCAAGTCGCTCCGGTAGCCGAAGTGCAGACGCCATCGGACGATAAGAAGTCTCGCAAGGTTGCCAAGCTTCAGTACGATCAAGCGCTCGCTACGATGGTCAGCTTTGATGACGATGGTAGGGCTGTACCGCGTCCTGAGTTTGGCGGTTCTGCCATTGAAGCAGCATCCAAAGTCAATCAGTACTCGGAAGCACGCCGTAAGCGCGTTGAAGATCTCGTTGACGATCCGATTGGTTTTCTCCAAGACGACATGCTTGATATTGTTCGCGAAGAAATGCGCGGGCTCATCGGCAAGGAGTTCGAAAACTTCAAGTCGTCTCAGCAGACAGAGTATCAACGATTTTCAGCCGAGCGAGCACAAGACGCAGAGAGATCTTCCGTTACGGAGCTACTCACTTTAAACAAATCAAAGCTCTATATCGTCGGAAAAGACGGGCAGCCAGCGCTGTCTCTCGATACCAATTTGCCCATTCTTTCACCGTATGGATCGGCAGTTGATGAAGAGCTGAAGGAACTTGAGCAGATCAATCCTAACGCGCAGCAGTCGTTACTGATTGCTAAGGCCATCAGGACTGTTGACAAGATTTTCTCGCAACCTGAGAAGCTGACGCCAGAAACAGTCGCTGCAAAGAAACAGGCTTTTCTTGAAAAAGATAAGCGCCATGTAGTTCCGGTTTCTCCGGACAGACCAGAGGCGAGCCTCGCTGACGCTCTAGCCAATCATGCGCCAATGACTCTCTCGGAGATGATCAAGCGCAACCCAAACCTAGTAGGAAATCCAGCCCTAGCCGAATTATAAGTTAGGCTTACCCAGGAGTTGACGTAGCATGTCGATCGAATTCACAATCCAGGCCATTACGAACACGGTCCCAACGTACTTGAATCAGGCTATCGACCTGACGTTGAGGAAGCGTTTCGTACTTTCTTACCTCAAGAAAGCTGGTCGTATTCTGACCAACACGGCTGGTCCAAGCATTACTTGGAACGTCACGTACAAGCAGCCTGACGTACGTAGTACGAACGGAAACCGAGCTAGCTTCTCCATGGCGAACACCAAGAAGCAATTGAGTCTTGGATTTGCTCAGTTGGAATCAACCAACGCGATCGACCGCAACACGTTGATGGTCAACAGCAGCCCTAGTCAGATCGTTAATCTTGCTGAAGAGATGACTCGCGAGTGCGTGGCTGCGATCACTGACACGATCAGCGATCAGATTTACTACGACAACACTAATGATCCAGCTTCATTGGCTGGTTTCAAGACGTTGCTCAACGGCGATGCAGGAGCGGCAACCGATTTATGTGCCGTCCCAGCCGCTGGTTCAACCTACGGTGGTTTGAGCATGGTGCTCGGTGCGTTCGGTGGTAACTGGAGCGCTGAACTCCCGACCCCATTGTGCAGCAGTCTTACCAATGACTGGCCAGAAGGTTCCGGATCTGCGCAGTACGATTTCATGGCCCCTAAGTTCTTTAACTACAACGGCGATTGGACTGGCGGTGGTGTGAACAACTGGCGTTCAACTTGCGAAATGATCATGCGCCGCGCTGCGGTTTCGATCAACGCGTTGGGTGGTGAGGGAGCTGCACCGAGCATTCACCTTCTTCCAACCGGCATGTACACGACGTTCCAGGATTCGTGCCAGGACCGTGAGCGATTGCAACCGTCCGACTATGCGAAGAGCATGGGCTTCCCGGACATGATGACTTACGCTGGAGCGCTGTTGGCATACGATTACTCGTGTCCAGCCGCAACTGGCTATGCCTTCAACCCTGCCGAGATGGCGCTGTGTTCGATGGCCAAAGACTTGCTTTACACTGACGGTCCAACTTGGAGCATCGTTGAGCAAGCTTACCTGTTCTTGGTTGGATTCACTGGCAACATTCGATTCAATCCAAAATACATCGCTACTTACGGCGCATTCAGCTAACCCTCACGGGATAGCGTTTGTTGGTTGACTTAAACGACACATTTTCCGGAGATATTCTGATATGACAATGCCAGCAGTTTCTAAGTATCAACTCGGTGAAAAGCCAGCTAGTGTTCCATCGTTAGAGCTTGGAACGCGAGCGTCTTTCGCTGATCTGAACTACTCGGCGTCTACGCTCACCAAGCCGACGTTGAGCGGTGGCATGATTGAAGCAGTTCTGGTAAAGCACCTCGGTGCTACGGCTCTTGTCCCTGGAACATGGGCCAAGTGGTCTGTTCCGTTTGCGTCGACATCAGCTTTGGCTGGCGCGTCAGATGCTCCCGCTGGTCTTGTTGATCCGTACTTGATCGCCAACGTAGCGCAGAACGAATTCTTCTGGTTGATTATCAGTGGACCATCGAAGATTCTTAGCAGTGGCACCTTGGCTGCAAATGCCGTTGTCATTTCCCAAGCTGCTGGTCAAGCCGCTGCGGGTACTGAGGACGTGCATTATGGTCGGATGATGGAATCGGCGACTTCAGGACTGACCAAGCGAATTTACGTTACCTGCCGAAAATAACATTTTTACCGGCGATTGCTGGTACTGATTGGAGAATACCTTGGATCACAAGTTACCACCATTTGGATCACCGAAGATTCCTGACCGATGCGTGGCGGATTCCGCCATGTCGACGGTGAAGATGAACGTCATTAGTTCGCAGAAGGCCGAGATGAATCCAAAGGCAATGCGAGAAATCCCTAAGTCATCGGACTTCTCGGCAACCCATCCTGTAAAGCCTGCATAGGTCATCGGCATTCGGCATGGCGGGTGCGCTCAAGTCGAATTGGGTGGGCAATACCTTAGTGTTGCCCACCTTTTTTTTGGTTAATTCAGAACGGAACATTTCATGGCTGTGAAAAAAGATGCAATCAATTGTACGACAACCGGCCAGAGTGTTGACTGGTTCTTGTTAGGGATGGGTGACCACTATCTGTATTTCAAGTGGTCTGGTTCTCCGGGTGCAGCTAGCCCAAAGGTTCGCAAGCCTGGGACTACAACATGGTTTCCCATTGAGAATGCCAGTAGTGGTGTTGCGTACTCAGCTACAGCAAACAGAGCGATTGTTATTCCTGGAGGTCAAGAGGTAAGCGTTGATCTCGTTACTGCAACATCCAATCTTGAGATGACTTTCAGTAGAGCGGGCATTTACAGACAAGTCTTGGATGGAAAATGATCGATCTGGCGGACTATAAACGCTGCTTGGGGTGCATTACGGTACTTGCTATCGATGAATTGAGAGACGGAAGATGCCCCCTGTGTCATGGTAAATGGTTAGATAATCGGGAGTCTATATTGGCAAAGGCAGACGAAAGAGCACTCTCAAAAGCTGCACGAGAAATCCTGCTTGGCGTATCTCAGGCCGGGAGGGGAGAGCCTCAGTCTCCAGAGTTCATCTCAGCCGCCATGGCTAAGCTCGGTGGCGTCCATCAGTTTGCAGGTATGGTTGTCGACGACTACCACAGATCGCGAGGGTGCTCACCAGACGGTCAGCCTCTTCAGGGTGTAAAGACTTCTCCACAGATGTCGTTCAAGATCGCAGAGCTGCTCGCTCGCATCATGCTTAAAAATGATGAACGAGAATCATTGGAGGTAGGGTCTCTGAGTGACAAGGATTTGGTTGATACACTACGCGCTTTGATAACAGATCTCGTCCAGAACGATCCAGCCTATCGAGAGCTGATCGTCATGGAGTGTTTGCGGATTCAGCCAGATCTTATTCACAAGGCAATGAACGCTGCGGGAACACCAGTCGTTGATGGAACTACGGCACCTGTTGAGAAGCCAAATCCGATCGAATTGAGTGAAGCTGGATTGGATGAGATCGACGCGGGCGAGGACGACGATGATTAAAATCAATGTTCGCAAACCAACAGCTTCTGAAGGCCGAGCGATCATTGAGTACGCTAGCCGTCAGAATATGTCCGTGTCTCTCTTTCGGCCACAAGTGCATCAAGATCCGTTCTTTCTGAATTGGGCACGACAGAGGGTTTTGCGTGGCGGTACTCGCGCTGGTAAAAGCCTATGCGCAGGTGAGGCGTTCGCAGCAAAAGCAATGGACATTGATATAACCCTTGAAGACGGGACGGTAGTTCCTGGTCGCCAGCCGTGGCAGAAGGGGCGATGCTTGATTATGTGGGTCATTGGATACGACTCGCGTCACATCGGAGAAACGATTTACCGAATCCTTTTCAAGAACGATATGTTCAAGATTATCAAGGACGAAGTTACTGGTCGGTATCGAACGTATCGGGATTGGGTGCCTGAAGACAAGGCACGCGAGGGCGAGAATCGGCCAGCAGCGCCATTGATTCCAAAGCGATACATCAAGCCAGGATCGTGGGATTGGGAGAACAAAAAGAACAACGAGTTCAAGCGCGTAACGATCATTGATCCGGTTACAAAGAAGGAACTCGCACACATCTACGCGTACAGTTCAAAGGCAGATGCAAAGGCTGGCGATCCGGTCGACATGATCTGGATTGATGAGCACATTGATAACGCAAAGCACTACGCAGAGTGGAGATCCAGGCTTGCAGATAAACGAGGCGATTTGATCTGGTCAAGCTGGCCATCGACTCAGAATGATGCGCTCATGAAACTCTCCAGGGAGGCAGCCAAGGAAGCCAGTAAGGCTAAGCCTCTTGTAAGAGAGATCGTCATAGCGGCGAGTGCAAACAAGGCTCTTTCTGACGAGGCTCGGCAAGAAGCGTACGACATGATCACGAGCGAGGAAGAACGGCGCTCTAGAGATCGCGGTGAGTACGTTACCGATCTTCTCAGGATGTATCCCTTGTTCGATCAGTTCATTCACCAAGCGGTTCAAGAGGGTGATCCGGACGAAGTCAGCAAGATCTTGAGGCAGCGCAACGGTGTGCCTCCTGCGGACTGGACTATTGAACTGGTTCTAGATCCAGGTAGCGCACATCCAGGTATTCTATTCGGAGCGATTCCACCTTCTTACATAACGGGACCAGGAAGGGCGTTTGTGGTTTACGATGAGTTGTCACCAGAAAGACACGATGCAACGCAGCTCGCCGAGAAGCTGGTTAAGAAACTTGGAGGACGAAAGCCCCATAGGTTTATAATCGACTGGAATGCTGGTCGGCAAAAATCGATGGGCCACGAGATTACAGTTGAGCAGAACTACCTAAAGGCGTTCAAGGCGGCGCACGTTAAGCTCGATGGTAGCGATCTGATATTCACTAAAGGCTCGAACAATGTTGGCGGTAGAATTGGTGTTGTCCAGGAGTGGACGCATCTTGATCCCGAGAGAGGGCTACCAACACTGAGGATTGTTCGTGAGAAATGCCCTATGCTATGCCAGCAGTTGTTCGATTACAAAAAGGCGTGCTCTCAGAAGGACGTGATTGAAGAGCGCCCGGCAGATGGCCAGCAGATTGACTTGGCGGTTGCATTGGAATACTGGGCAGCTAGTTCGCCAGCGTATGTTGTGCCGAAGTTCAATAGGCTTAATAATGATCCGAGTGGCGGATGGTTGTGGTTCCAGGAAACTGTACTGAAGAAACAGAAGTCAACCAAGCGAGAGAGCATCCAGCTTGGACCTCAGTACAACTAATTTAGTGGAGGAATTTAGTCGTGAGTAAGCAGAAAATTACGGTTGGTGAAGATGAGCCTCAGTTCCTTGGTGACGTCGGGATTGGCGAAACAGTGTGGTGGTTCCATCGCGGAAACTTGCACTCAGATCCAGTACCTGCAATAGTCCTGAAAAACTGGGGAGCTGGCCAGTTGAGCCTCATGGTCTTTCAGGGGTCGTCCCCGTTCAGGCATGGCGAGACGATTTACCACAAGACGCACCCGATGATCGCAAATGTGAGCGGTAGGGTTAGCGAAGTGGCAGCCGGAGCGGGCTGTTGGGATTTTCGGGATGACGAGCAGCGGCTTAAGTGGGGCCATCTGCTTGAGCCCAAGCAAGAGCAGATCAAGAAGCGATCTCCTGAGAAAGCATCTGTCTAAACCCCATGCAAACTGCACTTCAACAAGACAAAGAGAGCCAGTTCAAGAACGATCCGCGTTTCGTAATGCGCGACGTTGTTGAAGGGTGGAGAAAACGCATAGGCGCTTCGTTGTCAAACAAGGACCGTTCTGGGTTCATGACGACGGCGAAGATGTGCGAAGGTTTCTTCTCTGGCTCTATGGGTTTGATGTGGAGTGACTCATTCCGAAACGACTTTCTTGGTGGCATGCCGTGCCCTAAGTTCAAGATCACGATAGCTAAAGCATTTGAGCTTGTAGCCATCATGGGTCCGTCTGTTGTGTGGGATGCTGGTGGTCGTGTCATTAAGACTCGCAAGCGAAGAACTGTTCCTCGATCGATGTTTGGGGAGGACGAGGATCAGCAAGCTGAACAAAGATATCAGCTCCATGTTGCGAATATGAAACGCAACATGGAAGAAGAGAATTTCACTTGCGGTCTGCTTGAGGACTATCTGAACTACGGGCCAACTGAGCAACCAAGTGGTTTGCTAAGCGAGGCCAACAAGGCGATCACCGAGGCGATTGTCAAGGGCCGTGGCTGCATCATGGTTGAGCCATACACGTTTCCAGGTTCGGATAGAAGGCTGACGCGGGGAGAATTCTTTAGCGTTGATGATCTGTTCCTTGATCCTGATTGCAGACGCGCTGACTTGCACGACTGTACGTGGATGGCGCGAAGGCACATGACTCCATACTGGGAACTGGAGCGCATGTTCGATCTGAAAAAGGATTCAATGAAGTTCAAAGCCACAAACGAATCGACGGATTCGATGGCGGTGAATCGATCTGGATCTAGTGGCCAGAATCAGAGTCGCGGAGAAATTAGAGAGTCGAATGATTTGGTAGAGTGGTACGAAATCTTCAGCAAGCAGGGCGTTGGTACTCGCGGATTGCAAAGCCGAGAGAATCTTGATGGCGTGTTTCAGGAACTCATTGGCGACTACGCATACCTGTGTGTTGCCAAGGGCGTTGATCACTTCCTGAACCTTCCTCCAGAAAAGTTCGAAAAGAAGCCCGACGTGGCGAAAGAGGCGTTGGCATGGCCTGTTCCGTACCACAAGGATGCACGTTGGCCAATAGCGTTCCTGGACTTCCACGAGCGCCCGAACTCGCCTTGGCCGTTGGCTCCTATGGCAATGGGTCTTGGGGAGCTAATCTTCCTAAACGTCATTGTTTCGTGTCTGTGCGAACGCGTGTACGAATCCAGCCGAACGATTGGGTTGGCGGCAAAGAGTCTTGGCGCAGACGTTATCGATAGACTTAAGAATGTCGACTTCAGTGGGTGGCATGAAGTTCCTCAAGAAGTTGTTTCTCAGGTTGACAACCTTATCAAGTACGTCCAAACTCCCGCTGTGAATGGCGACATCTTTCACATGATCGAAATGGTTAGTGCTATGTTCGATAAGCGAACTGGACTAACTGACTTGGTCTATGGTCTTAACCCTGGCGGGAAGGTGTCTCGATCTGCTGCGGATATCAACATCAAGCATGAAGCTGTTTCGGTGCGCCCGGATTGGATGTCTCGCTGTGCTGAGAATTGGCTGACTGAGATAGCCAACTTGGATCGGATTGCTGCCATCTGGTCGGTGAGCGGCGGTGACATCGTCGGTCTTCTCGGCGAAGAGCAAGCGGCAATATGGGATCAGTTGATTGTTGGTGGAGATTGGGAAGCGTTGATTCGTCAGTATCGCTCGACGATCGAAGCTAACTCCATTAAGAAGCCGAACAAGTATCGCGACAACGCCAATATACAAATGGTCATTGGTTACCTGTTGCCAATCTACAAACAGTACTGGGAGCAAACAGGCGATGCTGGCCCACTCAATCGGTTCCTTGGTCAGATGGCGGGTGCCATGGAGCAAGATCCAGAAGATTGGGAATTGCCAAACGTCCCGCCTCCTCAGCCGCCACCTCCAGATCCAGCACAGGAAGAGCAGAAGCAGTTGCAGATGGAGGCTATGCAGGAGGGAGTTAAAGGTAAGAAGCTAAGGAACGCAAAGCTTGAGGGAGAAGTCGGCGGGCCGATGGAAATGCCTCAAGATCCTCAAGGAATCGATCCGCAGTATCCAAAGGAGCCAGAAGCTCCAGTGTCCCAGGATGTGAGTCCCCAGGACATGCAAAGTATTATTCAACAAATGGCAGCGACAGGAACATTTTGATGCTCGAAGAAATAGTTAAGTGTCGTATCAAGATTAACGGCAAGCTCTACATCATGACCGTTGATTCGAAAGGTAGAGAAACTTACGACCCGCCACTTCCGCAATCGATCATCGAACGCGGAGAGCGGAACATGCAAGACATTCGCAAAGGCAAGATCGCAAAGCTGCGTACTGATGCGACGTTCATGGCTGGGCGCGGTTCGCTGCGAGATCAGTTCAAAGGCGACGAAGCTTGGCTGCGAAGGTACGCAAAGGAATACAAGAAGCGTACGGGTAGATCTATGCCAGAGAACGCTGCGTGGATTGGTCAGTTGGCCGATGATCCGTTTGATCCAAGAGCACTCGTTGAGAGCGCGGCAGATCAGAAGAAGCTTATTCAACGACGGGCGGACAAGGTCAATCGTGAGAATGATGCCCCCCCGATTCGCCTTGCCGAAGACCTAGTTGTTGGTGAGATGGAGCGATACCGCGCCGAGGGTGACACGTCTCCTGCCGACGAATTGCGGCACATGGTTATCGAGAGACACGGACAAAAGGTTTAACTCAATGACGAACCCGAGATCAACAACGGTCACATTTGACCAGCCGATTGTAACGCTATCTGACTTGATCGTTAAGATTGGCGCTCGCAACGGCATGGGCGATGGCGACACTCGCATGCAGCGAATGGTTACGGGTTCTATCCGCGATGCCCTACGTGACTTTCCAGGCAAGAGCGCTTGGAGATATTACGATCGCACCTTTAACTTCGATACGTCTGCACAGGTTTCTCTTCAGGTAACTTACGTTGACTCGACACGAACGGCGACTGTGACGTCGGGCGTTATGCCAACTGATATGGCCCTTGGTGAAGTGCTCATGAAAGGAAAGATCACAGCGGTTGAATCCGTTAGTGGTTCGACGTTTGTATTGAGAGATTACGTTGGGTCTAACGTGACGGGAACTGCACTTTGGTTTCGATCGGCATACACGCTACCAAAAATCGCGACGATGCGAAGAGTGATTCGCGACATGAATCGCCAGGAACTTGGAGCACTTCAGAACGAGGTTGTTGCAAAGTGGATGCTTGCTTACAACTCACCTGGAACACCAGTCGGCTACACGCTTCGAGCCGATTCGACAATTGGCGCTAACGATATTGTCCTCTGCCCTCCGCCCTCCACCGGAGAGAGATATGTCGTTAGCGCCGTTCTTGCACCCAAGTACCCATCCGTCGCCCAGGCTTTCGGCGATGCATCGGGTACTTCAGGAACCGCTACATTTACCGCACCACAGGCAAAGCCAAACTGGGTTGGTGCGGTAGTGCGAGCGTCTCCAAGCTCGTCACAGAAGACTGAGGATCTTACCTATGGTGAGTTCGAGTGGCAGTCGATTATTAAGTCTGTGAGTTCTACGACGGTAACTTTGTATGACAACCTTCCGTCTTCATTTACCGCCGAAACTGTTTTAGTCTCATCGCCGATAGATATCTCGCTCACCCCCGGAATCCAGACGTACTTCGAATCGATGTGTCACGAGTACTACTGCCGCAACCACAAGCACGACGGGTTAGCTGATGCGATCGCAGTATCGAACAAGCTCTTCATGGATGCGAGAGCCGCTGACTCGATGATCGATAAGTCAACTCCGCTTTGGTTTGGTGCTAGCTGGCCTTGGGTGATCACAGACCTTCGATATGGCAGGCTTACATAGTGAGTGAAGTTGATCACAAAGACGTTGCCGAAAAGATTATTGAAGCTCTCCAGTTGATGGACTTGAGAGGCTATAAGACCACGGACATAAAGCTTAAGGACTGGCCGCTTAATACCAAGCCTTCATTTGGTTTGATTGTGTCTCCACTACGAGAGATAGACGGCGATTCGTCGAACAGAACAAATGATGTAGGGTATCCAGTTCAGTTGACTAGGGTTCTTGGTAGCATTGATCCTAGTGGTGGGTTCGATCAGAGAGACAATTGGCGGCGCGATGTCTACAAGCGATTCAACCGAGTGCGACTCGGATTGGACCAAGAGTTGATGACGAGAGCCGACTTCGATCAGATAGAAATTTCAGATGCGTGGAAGAACTGGAACTTAGACGCCAGCGTTGTGGTTGTCACGACATGGATAAGAATAGCAATCGGTCCTTGAGGATAAAAATATGACGAACACATGCGCCGCAATGGGATTCGCCTCCAAACTGCTCATGCAGGGAGGAGCCGGGCCAAGAGTTTTTGATGCGAGCAGTGAAGCCTACTCATTTTTGGCTGAAACACTCAGCGCCGATCGCACCACCCAGGGTCGGCGGCGATTAACGGGTTCTCTTGAGATGTACGACGAAGCATTCCGAGAGCACTCGTATCTCCCAGGCGGCGCGATCGTTCTTCAGTGCAGCCCGAAGGATCTTGATAATCTACTGCCGAGGATTCTCGGTGCAGCTCCATCGGGAACAGTGTTCTCCCCTGGCCAGAGCTTTGGTGGTGGGACTGGCGAGTTTGACATTCTGATCGATCGAGAGAATGGAGTGTTTCGGTACACGGATTGTGTGGTTGCCAAGGTTACATTGCGAAGTGCCACGGAAGAAGGAAACGAAGGGCAGAACGAAGAGTTGGTTGAGTTGATACTTTACGTGTTCTGTAAGTCTGAGACTTACGCAACCGCATGGCCGGCAACACCACCGACGCTGACATTGGGTGGCGCTTATGCACCGTACGCGCACTGGGAAGGTGCTCTTACGACTAACTCTAACAACACATCGTACTCAGAATTTGACCTGAATATCGACAACATGATGAGGCCGATATTTAACAACTCTAAGACTCCTCAATGCTTCCGTCCAATGGGTCGGATGGTCACTCTGAATACCAACAATCCATTCACTACCACTACGCTGGCCGACGCGCAGGCTATGATAGCATCCGGAATCGCTGGAACGCTGACATTTACCAATGGCACACTATCCACCTTGATTAACTTTGCCAAGTTGCGAAACAACTACAAGTCGCCAAACGTCAAAGGCCGAGGAGAAACAAGGCTTCCATTCAGAATGATCGCAGCGGCTAGCTCGATCGCACCGTCAATCAAGTTCACGAATGACTCAACCGTATAGTCACCTTCAGAAACCCAATGTTACCAGATCAAAAGAGTACCAGACGGCAAGAGCTTGAGCAGCAGGCAATCGAAACCCAGAACGCCCTGAGGTTCCAAGCTCTTACCGGCATCAATACCCAAGACGCGACAATGAGCGACAACGATGTCAAGCTCTTGGGTGCGGTTACGCAGGTAGCATTCGGGAGTTTTGGTGTCCAGGGTGAAGCCGAGGCTAAGGCAATACCAGACGCGCCGACGAGCGATATCAGCGAACCATTCGCCATCACTGGCATTGCTTCGAGCGATATCAGCGAACCATTCGCCATCACTGGCATTGATTCGTTAGGCTTTGAGGGCGAAAACGACGTGTCATACGAGGACTTAAGCATTGCGTCCTCCGCTCCACAGATCACTGACAGGTACACTCCTGAATACGACGCAATACAAGCCGCCAACGTCGACTCTTATGTGATGGAGAATGGTGTATTCGGGGTACCAAGCGCTGCCGAGTCTTTAACCGGGCTACAGCCAGGGTTAGAGCAGTTGTCTGGTAATGAACACCATGACGCTCCAGAGGCTCCATCTGAAAGGATTCTCCCCGGTAATGTTGATGTCAATGCAGATGCAGGTGGAAAGAACGAAAGGATTCCCCCAGGTAATGTTGACGGCAATGCAAGTGGAAAGAAAGAATCACACCCACACGAAGGCGATAACTCGGGAGCGCAGCGCAAGCAAGATCGGCTCGAAGGTCTTCAGCGATTAGAGGAGATTAAGCAACAACACCTAAGACAAGCTCAGTTCCATCAGTCTGGATATAGCGGTGGGCAAGGAGCATTCAATCAGAATAGGCAGGCTCAGGGTGTTGGCGGTGGCGCAGAACCGCAAGCGACGGATCAGTTCTCGTCAGCAACTGAGGCGTTTGCCAGTGAAGTTCAGTCGACTTTACAGAAGTCAGCAGAGATCCTCCAGCGCCATGCGAAAGAAATAAATATGATACACCAAATACTTTTGGAAGCTGGTACTTAAGTGTATATTAAATACGGAAGCTTCTCATTGCTAGGTTATGAAGCCAGCCTGTCTGTTAGGGTTGAAGCAGTTCGATCATCGCTTGGTTTTAACAAGACACGAATGGTTCGATTTGACATCGATGGTGAGTTGGTGAATACCGATCAGTATGCGGTGACAACGCGACTTGCTGCTATACAGTCGGCGTTCAACATCGACTACCAAGACATTGGCCTGTACCATGACAACAACAGTCCAACGGTGCATGTGCTCGCCAATGGAGGAGATAACCTAACAGGCAATAAGGTTCTCTATGCAGAGTACCCGCAAACAAAGGATGGAGAGTATGTAACTGGTCGCAAGTTTAAGATTGGAATCGGTGCGGAAATTTACGCATCTGAGACGAACATACTTGAGTACAAGGATACCATCACCTACAAAGGGAATGGTGGTCCTGTATGGAAATGGATAGACAACCCTTGGTGGGGATACTACCCGGTCATGGTAGCTCCGAGATCGTTGCAGACAATAACCCACGAGGGGTACGTGGTCGGAATGCTGGGATACGAACTTCCTCCGACTCCGTTCTTTTCTCCTCCATTTGAAGACAACGTAAAACGAGTGGTTCAATTCATTGGTCCAGATAGATACCCGCGAGCAAATATCGGCTACAGAACCCATTGGTTGTATACATACACACTGTACAATTTCGATGACTTTATCAGGCCAACGCACCTTTAGGCTAAGTTCATGCCAGCCACACAAACATCACCAAGCTTAGTCGGCAATGTAAGCAAGGTCTTAAAGAGATCAGAGAAGATTTGGCTCCCGGTTTGGCAAGATCGGAACGCGTTTGCGATCATGAATTCGGCAAAACAATTGCCGGTTAAGCCATACTACGAATCGTTCAGTGTGACAGTTTACGACATTGAGATTTTCATACCTAACGGTCTTTCTGATGGTGATCTTTATCGGCAGGCTGACTCGCTGAACTCAGGCACATGGAGGGGAGTGTGGCCACGGTACGCAGCTTGGATAAGTGAGATCATCTGTCGTGGAATAAAGACATTCGGCTCTGGCCCTGGCGAAGAAGTGAACTACATCATTCGCTGCATCAAGAGACCTGACGGCTGGAGGTTTCAGCATCCAGATGTTGGCTACGTTTATTTCAATGGGTCGCAGTACAAATCGTTCAGTGATGAGCAGGGCAGGGTTCCAATAGGCAAGCTTAATGGATCTGGCGGAATGCATGGAATGGCCTCTAATATGCTTATCAATCTCTCTGATGTAAAAACAGAAGTGGACATTGCATCCGAGATAGGATACTGATGTGAGCATGGACAACCTTCAGATCCTCAATGGCTTCCGAGAGAACCCTCTTCGCGACGATACTCCATATCAGATTTTTACTCCCGTCCCATATCCGCGCAGACACTGGATTGGCTATCTGTTCGAGTCGTACAATGGAGTTGTCACGGGTATGTGGGTGGTTCCAACTCTCCCGTTAGACGGAAATCTACCACCGTATTCAAGAGTGTACGTTTACAACATCTACAAATGGAACTTTGGCCTGATTGGTGCAACCATTCGCGTAGAGGAAGATCGAGTAAACAACAGATGGATTGCACTTCAGCAAGAGTACACTTGCCCAACATCTTCTTCATACGTTGTTACGCCGCCACCTGTGAGCAGCGGGCTTGAGGATGGGGTTGCCTAATGTCTCTTCCAGCGATCATTGAATGTTGTTGTGGAAGCTCCAGTTCCTCCAGTTCATTAAGTTCATCATCTTCCAGTAGTAGCAGTTCAAGTCCGTCGTCGTCAAGCTCGTCCTCATCGTCAAGTCCATCGTCCAGTAGCAGTTCGTCAAGCTCGTCCTCATCGTCAAGTCCATCGTCCAGTAGCAGTTCCTCAAGTCCGTCTTCAAGTTCATCTAGCAGCAGCAGTAGCGATTCAAGCAGCAGCAGCGATTCATCTTCAAGTTCAGATTCATCTAGTTCCAGTAGCAGCTCCAGCTCCAGTAGTTCAGCAAATCCATGCGGTGCAGACACTTGCGAATGGATTTGGCTAGAGGGAAGTAGTGAATGGATTGAAGAAACTTTCAACTGCGATACGGTAAACGCGTTACTAGGAGGCGGGTGCTTCTGTACAGAACCTCCCACTACGCCAGGAGATTACGACGGAGAAAGAAGACTCAATGGAGTATGTCATCCACTATGAAATGCCCACATGCTCAACACGGAATTTGCCAAATAGCCACTCGCTTAGCTAACAGGCCAGTACCGTTAGATTTGAAAGCTTGTTCTGCGTGTGCTAATGACTTAGTTCCAATGTCAGTAAATAGAGTTACTGCCGCTATAGCTGCTCACAGTCAAAGAAAATCAGGAATACCCGTAGACCCAGATCTTAGGCAGATGGCTCTGGGGATCTACCATCTGGCCGGATGGATGATCGAAAGAAAGATCCGCAAGTGGCTTAAGTTCTTACGCATTGACGCGCCTCAAGGATGTGGCTGTGACGCTTGGATCGCCAAGATGAATGCATGGGGTGTGGATGGATCTCTTGAAAATCTTGACGAGATCGCCGGGGCCTTGTACGTCAACCTTCAAACGACATACTTGTATGCCATAGCGTTTTCAGGTATCACTAAGCCGATAATCAGGGGGGCGATTAGAAAATGGCTACTGAACGCGCGTTCGTAATTTCGCTTGGATTTAGAGAAGATCGAATCAAGGCATTCCGAGAAGCTACAAAAGACTTAACGTCCATCCCGAAGATCGAGGTATGGCAAGCAGTCCACGGTGATACATGCAAGCCGCCAGATAATTGGCTCTCAGGGGCCGGTTCTTGGGGGTGTTTCAAGTCTCATTTAGGGGTTATCGAATACTGCCTTAACAACAATGTGGCGTCGTGCTTGATCTTTGAAGACGATGCAAAGTTCCGCCCCAACTTCGATGAGTCGTTTGGTAAATTCTTTGGTGCGTTGCCGGACAATTGGCAGCAAGCTTATCTCGGCGGTGAATTGCAGCACCATCACACGCACCAATCCATCAAGATCAACGAAGATGTTTACCGTCCTTACAACGTGAATCGAACTCACGGGTATATGCTCAGCAGGAATGGCATGTTGCCCGTGTACCAGTGGATATCTAACCTTCCGTTTGCCCCAAGGGAGCACGTCGATCACCATCTTGGGCGGTGGCATGAGGACATGAGGAACAAGGTCTATGCTCCACCGCGCTGGCTCATAGGTCAGATGGGAGATTCGTCCAATGTTTCCGGTAGAAATGATCCGGTAAATTTCTTCACCGATCCAGTTGACACCGCCATATCGCACTGGCTATACGACACCCCTGTTTGCGTTCTTTATCGAGGCAGTCGTGATCTACTCAAGAAGTCGCGGTATTACTTGCACGCTGGAAATTCGATCGATGTTGACGGGTACGACACTGGCCTAAGTCTTGCAGTGAAGCTCCGAGAGCCGGTGCCAGAGATCGACAAGTGGTACGGCTGGATAAGGGGTGAGGTTGTTCGTTCAAACTCAAATGCAATCCCGTGTCTTTATCATCCTCGCATCACAGAGGCAATGCTTGAAGGATGTGGATTCTCCTATACGGTATTGAATGCCAACACGCTTGAAGACGTTAAGGAGTTTCATGCAAAAACCACTGAGTAATACTCCACACGTTGTCTACCACGTTGCTGCGATGGGTAATTGGAAGGGAGTGGTTAGCGAGCAGATGTTGATGCTGCGGACGAGCGGCCTCGGCACCGCACTAACAGCGATTAACGACGCTGTGAATGTGACGTACGTTGGCGATCCAAACGGGATGGAGTTCCTGCGACAAGAGGCTGCTAGGCAGGACATCGCGATCCGAATTGTTCGGCATGATCCAAACGTATCGCATTATGAAACATTCGCGATGCTGGAGATCGAACGACTTGCTAAGGAAGAAAACACTGCAAGGCATATCCTATATTTCCACACCAAGGGCGTCAGCGTTCCACACTGCCAGGACAGGGTTGCTTGGCGTCGTGTTATGGGGCGGTATGTAATCGAGATGTGGCGTGACAATGTTCTAATTCTCAACCATGGCCAGTACGATGCGGTTGGCTGGAACTGGTGGCCGAGAGGCAATAATCACTTCTCTGGTACGTTCTGGATCGCTACTGCGGACTGGATTCGCAAGCTCCAGGACTATGTTCAGTTCCATCATTCACACGGACTTGTAAGGTATTCCTGCGAACTGTGGATCGGCTCGCAAGTCAATCCTCGATGCCGAGCTTACTCGCGAGGTGTGACCGACCATACAACATGGGAAGGAGGATACAACTTTACACCGCACTTGCCTGCACCTAAGAACGGCATTACGTGGATGACAGCGGCAAGCTACGAATACGCCAAAGAGTTCGGCAATGTTGTTAGTTCGTCTGTGCGGCTTGGTCGCAATCACAAGATGGTTACTCGCCTTATCGACTCATCGATTAAACGCTGGAGCCAACGCACGACGAAGCACGAGTTAATGCTGTCGATGTTGGATGAAGTCAAAACCAAGCGAGCGTTTTGGCTTGACGGCGACTGCGAGTTCTTATGCCAACTCGATCCTGAAGATTTGTATGACCCAAAGAAACCTCTTTCGTGCGTCCAGCATTTGGGTTATAGCTCGCCATTCGAAGCATATGGATTTCTCGATGATTTAAGGGCATTAGTACCGGCAGACGCCACAGGCTATTGGCAGGCTTGTTTGTGGGGCGGCGAGGTCGAAGCTATGAGAGAAGCGATAACGCGTTGCCAGCAGATCATGTCTAGTGTCGGCGGTCATGCCCAGGACGAACACGCGCTGAATGTTGACATTCAAAACCACCGCGATCTGTACCACACTCTACCTTGCCGGTATGCGGCTCCATATACGTTCGCGAGTATGCCGCAGTACGAAGGCAGCTACAATTCACGCGCTGGCGGATCGCCAAGAATCATGCACTTTAACACAGAAATATCGCGATGAACCATTTAGGCAATTTGACTGACAAACACACAGTACATTCGTACATCCCGTTCTATCAAGGGCTTCTCTACCCGTTCAAAAACAAGCCATGCACGCTGGTCGAGATTGGAATGTATTTCGGCGGCTCACTTTTGATTTGGATGGACTTGCTTCACAAGGGTACGATCTATGGAGTCGATACCGAAGACATCGTTGAGCCACGCGTAATCGACAAGCTGGACGCTGACCGCGTTCGTCTAATGTTTGGAAACGGATATTCAAGCGAGATTATAGACTCATTGCCAGAACTGGATTTTGCTATCGACGATGGGCCGCATACGCTATTTTCGCAGATCGCGTTTCTGCGAACGTACCTTCCAAAGCTAAAGGATGGTGGAATAGCAATTGTCGAAGACATTCAGGACACCCAGTTCATACCGATTCTGACTGCCGAAATCCCCCCTGGCTATCGAGTAGACGTGATGGACTTTCGCTACATCAAGGGTCGCTACGACGATGTTTTGCTAGTCGTGACTCGCGAAGATTAAACGCTTAGTTTCTTCAACTAGATGCGTAGGGTTGTGTTTGTCTGACGGTAGGTGGTATGATTGCGAGTATGGCTACAAAAAACAAAACACCAAAGGTGTCGGTTCCTGAGATCTCAGACCGCGTAACCTTCCGACTTCTCGATCTGCGCGAACCGCTGGAGTCCATGCTCGCTACAACTGGCGAGAGTGTGACAGAGTATTTCCGTCGCATTCTCAGTCAAGATCTTGGTGTATCAAACGTCGAATCTAAGCCAGGATGGAAGCTCGGAGTCCGAAGAAAAGCCGACTGAATCAATTGCGGCAACGAAGGGCGAAGAGACAACGATAATTGACATAGACGCGAATGGACGTTAAATTGTTGTGGAATGATCTACACACCACAAAAAGGAACTAACATGCGTCAATTTCTCTCGATGCTTATTTTGGGACTTCTGGCCGGAAGTTCGCACGGTCAGCTTTTATCGCGGATGTTTGGATCTCCAAAGTATTCATCGAACTGCCCCGGTGGAGTTTGTCCAACCTCGAACAACTGGTCAAACAACGACGGATTGTCTCGGCGCGATCACCTGGAGCACGTTCACGGAACAAGCACAAGTGGTATGACCGAATCGCAGGTCAGAGCTGAGCAAAACCGCTATCACAATAAGTATGGTGCTGGTCATCCAGTGCAGCAGCCGGCACAGTACGCGGCGGTTCAATCGGCTCCTCGGCCATACATCCAGAATGCACAACAGCCTGTGGCATCTGGTGGCTCTGGTGGCTCCAGTGGCAATCTAGCGGTCGGGATGGTTTATCGCGGCGAAATTGTGGCGTCGATTGGAAGCCCGATAGTCGAATCTATGCAGTCCGATTCAAATCTGATGGCTGGTCCAATCCGCGAAAGAATCGGCAGCAATCGACAATTCCGTAAGGTGCTCTTGGAAGCAGCCAGCAAAGCGGTATCCGATGGCACGCTGTCAGAGGCACGGTACAACGCACTTCGGTTGCAGAGTCTTAGTCCTCGCAAGCTAGAGGAAATCAAATCGCAGGTCGGCTCATTCGCGGCCGAGGAAGGTGTGCTGAGTTCTGCGGTCGGCATCGATTGGAGCAAGATCGACTGGGAAAAGTTGATGACCTTCATCGTCAAGTGGCTGCCTGTGATTATCAATCTGTTCGGCAATTCCGATCAGGTCGGCATGATGGCTCCGTCACCAATGCCACTGGTTCAGACTCGCGAATTTTATCAGACTCGCGAATTCTACACGGGTTTAATTGCCATTTGATCATGCAAGTCCTAGACGTGTCGCAAGATACGTCTAGAGTTGGCCACCTCCAGGCCGACAGCGAGCATCTAGGTAACAATGAGAGTATCAAGGTGCTCGCAGAAGGCCGAAAACAGGCGGGGATAAATAGGGTAAATCCTGACGGCCCCCGCAGTGAGCAATCGAACGAATGAACACTGAGGGACCACCGGAAAAGAGAAGGCCAAACTTGGAAGCTATAAGGTTTTACTGAAAATCTGGAGAAAAAAGCAACTCCAGAAGGGCTTCCCCGGTGACTTTTAATCGTAGTAATAAAAGGAGTATATATGCGTTTTCTCGCTGCGTGGCTTTTGTTGTGCGTGAGCTGCTTTGGACAAATCAAAATTTCCGAGCAGAAAACGCAGTCGTGGGTGGGCTTCGATGAGCCGGTTGTCGTCAACGGAATCGTGCAAAGCGGGCCGAAGTCTAAGCCAGTGCTAGCCGGTACACGTTCGATAATCGTAGTCGACTACACAGGCTACGAATTCATCACGATGTATGCGGAAAAGATCCCAAGCCTCGAACGCGTAAACATCGAGCAGGCAGAAGGCGGCTACTGGTTCCCAAGCACCATTGTAAATGGAAAGTATCGAGTACTTGCCATCGCGACAGCAACCGCAAAGGCACCTTCAATTGAATCGCTGGTTGTCGATGTCGGTGGTGTGCCAGATCCACCGAAGCCGGAGCCGATACCAGTTCCAGATCCGCCAAAGCCTGACGTTGCAATTCGGAATGAATACGGTGTCGGATTAGCGGCATACAACGCAGCAGGCGATGCGACAACGGCGATCAAATATGCTGCAATCTATGAGGCTTCTGGTAATTTCTTGTTCGGTATGCCATCGCTGAAATTCATCGTGTCGGACAATGCCAATGACTCGAAAGATCCAAACAAAAGCGTGTTAGCTTGGATGGACCAAGAGCAAAAAAAGATACCATCGACTGCAAAATGGGATGAATGGAAAATCGTTATGCGGACTGCGTTTCTGGAGTCTCAAAGAAATAGACAGTTCACACGCGGCGATTGGTATTCAGCGTTCAATGAAGTCAAAGATGCATTAAGGGCGGTGAAGTAATGGATCGAATAAGTAAAGAACTACCTACGTATAACATGGGTTATGCGATCGAAGAAGAGAATCGACCGCTCCTCGAAGAACAGGGTATCGATCCGCAATTCTTGCTCTCGCGAGCTGCCGAAAACTTTCCACAATTTAACGTGCAGAACAACCCTCGCGAAATCATTCCACAGATAAACCAAGAACAGCAAGGAAGTTGCCAAGGGCATTCACTGATGCGAATGTTCATCATTTGCTACTACCTTATGACTGGTCGGATACTGTCGTTTAGTCGCGCGGCTGCATACTACTTGAGCCAACGAAAAGACGGCATCAAAGGTGATCGCGGATCGACGCTATCGGGTGGCCAGTGGGTCGCGACTCAGCACGGCCTATGCCTCGAATCGGAATGGAAGTATCCTTCTGAATACGATCCAAGAGAACCAAATCCGAAGCCAAATTACAGTTTTAAATTGGTGTCAGCGAAGCCGACGAATGATCCTCGACTGATCCGCGAAGCTCTCGATATGGGCTTGC